AGGTAAATTTGTAATGAAGATACAAGCACCAGTAAATTCGAAAGTCGAAGGTAATCTGTGCTTAGCATCATTATTTACCAAACCTTTGATAACTTCGTTTGGCAAACCTTGTGTATTCAACGTATCCGTCTTAAACCAAGAAACTGTACGATGTTCATACGTATCGATAGCAGACTTAAAGATGTTTGCTGCAGTCTTATTTGTTAAAGCTTCATCACAATCATCAAATACGATAATCTTATCGTAATTATTTAGCAAAGTCTTGTAAATTTCTGGAGGAGTCATTCTAACTTTAAATTTGACCCAATCTTTACCAGGTTGTAAACCTTCTGCTTCAAATGCTTTTTCAACATGGTAAGACTTACCAGTACCACCAGGACCTGCAATCAAAACACCGTTTAATGCACCACCTCTACAAAGCTGTCGTACTGAATCTTCCAAATCCTGGAAGACGTGTTTTGGATCAGCATAGATTGTAGCTGTACTATTTCTTTCAGAATCTACATTAGATTTTGCAGTTTTTGTAGTAGTTTTTGCAGCATTTTTATCTTTTGTATCGGAAGATGTAGACTTAGATGAAGAACCCATCTTTATAGCAGAAGCATTACCAAATAGAGCCTGCATTTCGTCAAAATATGGATCGCTCTCATCACTTTCTGCTTCAGTAAGTAAATCACCATCTGTAAATTCAACATTTTCAAGCAATTTCTTATCTTCTTTGCACGAAAGAAGTCTTTCATAAACTGCGTTTAGAATTGGCTTGATATTTTTCAATGTAAGAGCTTCATTAAACAATACATTTTTAGTTGGTTGTTGTGGTGTAGAAGAATAATCGCTCCAATACGAAATAGCAGCAATTTCATCACCAGACCAATTCAAACCAAGTGCTTTCTCAGACAAGGTATCAAAATACAATGACATCTTATAAGACGAATCTTCGTCAATTTTAATCTGAAAATTATCTACAAACTTAAAATTCGCATTCAATCTAAAATTCGAAATATCTGTAGTAATATCTGCCAACAATTGGGCATCTCTATTTTGTTTTTGACTACCTAAAAATTCTTTTAATGACTGCATATAATTACCATTTTTATTATTTATATACTTCTAAATAGTCTTTCCATTTATCAGTAATTGCTTTAGTGTCAGCTACACCAAGTAATTCTATGTAAGCTTTTGCAGTTCTTTTACTTACATTGAACTCTTTCATTATCGCTTTGATTGAATTTTCATTAACATCTTTCTTTGTTTTGTAAGCTTTATAATCAAAATAATGCTTCTGCTTGTTAATCAAAGAACATAAGAATGTATAATGTTGTTCATCTGTAAGTTTCATTGTAGAAAGTTTAGCAATAATTGGCAAATATTGCTTCTTGCTGCTAACAAATCTATTCAGCATAAACTGACTGTATGCTTTCTTAAATTCATCAGACAGTTCACACCACGGTTGTTTTTCTAGCTCAATCGAATTTAAAACATCAAAAATTGTCATAATAATAATATAATAAATTACTTGAACTTAGTATATAGACTAATTGGCCATTTATCAATTTTTGCAGACCACTTATCGAAGAATACTTTTCTATACTGTTCAATATCTTGTGGAGCTGCACCTGTAGACTTATGAATTGCTTCAATGTCAACTGTTGCTACGTTAAATCCATTTGCAAGAGCTTGACAACAAATGTCTGCATCATAGAAATGATAATTTTTGAGATTTTCGTCAAAACGAATACCTGCTTCTAACATCTTTCTGCTAATGAACAAACAACAACCATCTACTGTAGCAAGATCTCTATGAGTACCTGGCCAGTCATTCATTGGAACAGTAGTTCCATCAGGATAGCCTTGAATAATTCTACCTGCAGTATTAATACCTCTATTAGGAACCCACCATACACAAGAAGATTCAAGAATGTAAGTACCAATAAGTCCAGCTACACCAACTTTACCATCTTCGAACAACTTATCAAGCTTATAACGAACAACATCCATAGGAGTGTTAATCGTTAAATCGTCATGTCTAAAACAAAAATACTTTTCATTAGATGGCAAACAAAATTTTTCAATAGCATGATTGTATTTCTTAGCCATGCTATCAAGCTTTTGCGTATTGTGAATGTAATGTAAATTTTCTAAGATTGTATTTTTCTTTTCTGTAGTAGCAACTATTTCAATCATAAATCCCTCATCTCAAAACTAGCAGTTTTTCTCTTATGGTCAAAATAATCAGCAATCAACTGATTTGCAATATCTGAATAAACAGAAGTCTTTGCAATATCAAAAATGACCAATTTGAAGTATGCGTAATTGGATCTTAGCATGATGTATTTATCTTTGTCAGATAATCCATCAATTGCAATAATTGTATCTACATCGACTGGCATTTCATTGTGTTCAAATGCCTTTTCAAAAACCTTTTTCTTAACAGCATCTGGTGTATTAGGAGGAAATACGTAGTAAGCAGGAGCACAATATTTTCTAATCATGTTAACTCTTTCTACTACTTCTTCTGGCGTCAAAGGTTTATCACCAAAAGTTTCTTTCAAATACTTAACGACTTTATTGATAGTCCAATCTTCAGGCGCAGGTGGATCAGAATCTTCTTCTTCATAATAAAGTTGTCCAGGTGCTACCCATTGAAGTTCATTATCGTACCAAGCTGTAGTAAGTGGCAAAACGGTTCTACCAGTCATTTGATAGATTGCTGACTTATCAGCTTCTGTAGCACATTCTACAATACGCAGATGACAATTTTCTACAAGTTCAAGTGATTTTGCATATTCTGTACAAAATTCACAAGAATCAGAAACAAACACGTACACGCCGTGTTTGAGTCCGAGTATAAATTGTTCTGCTGACATTTTCAAGTTGTCAAGCATCAGATCTCCAAATTCATAATATCAAGTATTGCACATGCTACCATCAAATCAGGTAATGCTGAGAATGCACATTGTGGTTCCCATTGACCAAGTATCATGATTGCTTGTGCTCTATATTTATTATTCATTTGAGGAACATATTCATCTAACAAATGTTTGAAAACATCTGCAGGTGAAAAACCATTTGCAATAATGTAGTTTCTAGCTTCAGTAAGTTTCTTATTCTTGACTAAATCGTCAAATTCTGAACCAATTGCCTTGAACTGAAGAATACCCTTATCAATCTTACCATACATTGTTGAATACTTTTGACACAAAGTAATCAACTTACGAATTGAAGGATAACAAGATTCTATCAATTCTGGCAAAACATCTTCATCGTATTCAACTTTTTCATGCTTTAAGATACCTGACAATCTTGCATATATTTTAGGCATCATTTCTTTCTTGAATTCAGGCTTTGACATATTGAAGTCAAAATACTGAGTTCTACCTTCTCTCAAAGGCTTAATAATCTTGTACAAATAGTTACAAGTAAGAATAAATCTACAAGTCTTTGCAAACTGTTCGATATATCCTCTTAATGCTTCTTGTGCAGCAGGAGAAAGACCATCAGCTTCGTCCAATAGAACAATCTTAGTAGTCTTCTTAAAAGAACGAGTTGCAGCAAATTGTGCAATCTGTTCTCTTGCCATTGCAATACCATTATCAGAAGATGCGTTAATCTTTAAAAAATCTGCATTTAAATCATTTGCAATAGCTTCTGCAATAGTAGTTTTACCTGTACCAGGTTCTGGTGAGCACAATAACAAGTTATTTGCTGCACCAGATTTCAACATCGTTGTAAAATAATTTACAAACGGTGTTGGCATAATGAGGTCTTTAACATGCAAAGGTTTATACTTTTCAACCCAAATCAATTTGGCAAAATTAGATGCCATGTCGACGTTCCCTTCTGTTACGAGGTCTATAAATTACTGGTCCACCAGCCTGTCTAGTTTCTTTTGGATAAATGCAAGTACATGGAATTGGTTCACTTGTATCTGCTTTACGCCCAAGATAACCACGACCATGACACTTCTTACAGTTAGGCTTTGGATCGTTAAGAACAAAACCCATTCCTTCAGCTGCAAGCTTCATAATGACCATCGGATCAGTATTCTTCAAATCAATAAGTTCTTCTTCCTCAGCCAATGCTGCTTCTACATCTTTCATATCGGCCATAATTACCTCATTAAGCAAGAGTCATAATGTAAAGATTTACAGAAATATCGTCTGTTCTATCCTGAGCAAAGTGCAATATTCCTTCTTTATCAATAGTGATATTATAACTTGCTGTTGGAAGAAGACCAAAGCTAGCAACTGCAATTGAAACTTCAAATTGTTCAGCTGGATCGCAAGTTACTGCATAGCTCTGAAAAAATACGTCAGAAGTCTTTGGATTGTACAAAGTAATTGTGCAAATACTGTTATCAACCTTGAACTTGATATTTGTTGCACCAATTGTACCAATCATCTTCTGCAAATAGTTCATTTGTTCAGAACTCAATGCAAACTTAGCAGATTCATTGTTAACGTCAATTGCGAAGAACGAATCATTTGCTTCATCATACAAAGAAGGCTTAATCATACAATCAGTCATTGCCAAAGTATGAGAAAGTTTTGCATTCAACAAAGGCTGTTCAACCTTTACTGTTACTGGTTCGCCTTCATCATCATTGACAGTCTTCAAGATTGGCAAACCAGAGTTATCCTTTGCAGAAACCTGACAAGAATTGAAATATCTTCTAAAGTTATCATAAGAAAGAATTGCAAATTTCTTACCAGAGAAATTAAATTTTGCTACATCAGTTGAAACAGTGTAAAAAACGCTCTGATCGCTTGTATTTGATGTAACGAAAAGTTTCTTTTCTTCATCAGTCTTAGCGATGATAACACCACCAGCTCCGCTGTGGGCTAATTGAAGAGAGCGTAGATAATGTTTCTACGAAATTAATGTCATAGTTTAAATCATGTGTTTTCATTTTTTAATCCTCAAATTTGTTTCTTTCTTTTAAATTATAATAAATTCTTTGCAATTAAATAGTTTCGTATTTTCCACCAATTTTCTGACGATCGATATTTATAGCATGTTTCTGATAGAACAAATTATAGATCTTTTCAGATGAAATATCTGCTTTGACATAAAACATCATAAAGACGGTCAAAACTTCATCAACTAATGGAATTAGTTTGTAAAAGTTATAGTCTAATTCAGAATAAATTTTCCAAGTTTTATAACGTGTTTTATGGTAGAGCTCGCCAATCGCCAGATTAAACAATCCAGTAAGTTCTGTATAAGAAAATGCTCGCTTTTGTTCGAATCTTTCTTTTGCTGCTTCACGATAGTAGTCCAATGTTTTTGTTGGAAGAATGTTAATGTAAAGTAACTGATTTAACAAGAATGTAAATGCATCAGTAAGTTCTAACAATACGTCTTGCGTAATTACGTGTTTATCTTCTTTAAGTTGTTCAACGAATTCTGCTAATTCTACATTCGTACAAGTAGCATGATAGCACGCTACTTCTAGTTTCTTTGTTGTAGTAATCTTAACATCGTCTGGTGCAGTAAGATTTCTTTTATTTAATAATTGACGCTGAAACTCTAATTGAGACATCAGCATGTCAATCAAAGCTGTTTCATTATTAAAAGGTTTCATATTTCCTCTACTTTAGTAGCTTATTTAGATATGGACGCATATCATTGCAAACTGCAATTGAAGGCGCTGTAGATTTCTTTGGAATTTGGAACAAAACCATCTCACCAATTTTCAATGATGTATGCTTTTCTAAAATCCATGCATAAGTTGACAATTGAATTGAATATTCGTTAACATTACAATCATCAAATTGACTAAACGGCGCTAACAATTTTGCATTATTGTATTGATCGAATGTGTTAAATTCTTTTGATGTCTTCCAGTCTAAAATTGAATAACACTTCTTAACTTTATTGTATGCCAAGAAGTCAATTGTTCCACAAAGACCATTATCAACATCATTAACGATAAATTCACTCTTGATAGGAATGTAGAATTTTTTAAGTTTCTTGTATAACTCTAAACAATAAACTTTTCTTTCATCGAAATCTTCACACATTCCTTCAAATTTCGACATCAATTCTCTATTACCATTGTAGTCTTTACACTGCCACAAATTTTCCATTACTGAATGTATTTCAGTTCCTAAAGTGCAAGCATAATCACCTGCAAGTCGCCATTTTGCCATAAGACTTTCAACTGTTTCGCCTTTGTATTTTGGCTTTTTGACACACTCTTCAGCTTTAGCTCTGCTATTGAACACATCGTCTTTAAATTGATGAATGAAAGTAGTAACAGATGTGTACTTTGTTCCTAGCGAATCTGTATACTTGTGAGATATTGGCTCAAAGTAAATATCACTAAATGCTGTCCATAATTCTTCAATTACATTCATAATGATAGTATAATAAAATTTAGACCTTTGAAAAAGCGTTAACAAAATCTGTGATAAAATCTATTTGATTTTGTAGTTTGTGAGTAAACATGAAGTTGTAGAAACCTCTTGCATCAAACTTTTCTTTTTCCCAAGAGTCAAATTCTTTAATGATAGAATTGCAATGTTCTTCTGGAATTGCATCAAATGCAATCAATTTATAATTTCGTTCCCATTCATCACGACACTTATTTTCATCTAGCCAAGCATCCAAATTTGGAATAATCTTTTTTTCAATAAACTTAGGACCTTGACGATATTTCAATCCTGAAATACGAGGAACATTGTCACCATCATCACCTGTAATAATCTTCGCAGTTAAGTAATTGACAGGATTTACAACTTCAATAAACTGCTTCTTAGTTGGATGCCACTGCTTGTAATTCTTGTACTTGTACAATTGATAAAAATCTTTATCAGAAGACAACGCAATGATATCGCAATTCTGCTTATATTTTGTAATAACTGCAATCAAATCATCTGCTTCACAATTTGGAACCTGCAAGAATTGAAAATTCTTAGCAATGCCTTGAAAATCATGAATAAATGCATTCAAATTCTTGTAGAACGCATCAAAATCCACTTCAGAAGCTTCTCTCTTTTCTACTCTATTTGCTTTGTAAAGAGAATATTCTTGCTTACGCCAATTGTTAAAACCTTCTTGACAAAACACAACTCTGTCAATGCCATTAAATTGCAATAAAGCGTTCTTAAACATCTGCATGAGTAATCCATTGTACGCCATATAGAAATTATCTGTAGGATCGTATGGGATTACATGCAGACAACGCATGTACATATTTGCTGCGTCAATAAGTAAAACTTTTTCACGCATTCCGTCTAATAAATTTATTCATGATTTAATAATAATAAAAATGTACAAAACGAATTTGTACATTTTTTCGAAAAACTGCAACTTTCACAGTTCAAAATTTTTATTTATATTTTATATCGTCAGATAAGAAAAATCATAGCTTAACGTAAAACACAAATGTTTTCAATCTTGGTTTATACTTTAGAATATACTCAGCTAAATGATCGTCATCATACTGATGTTCAATCGTCATCGTTTTCTGATCTTCAAAATAAATCAATTTCTTAGCATTCTTAAATGAGTTTGCTAATTTAGTCAACAAACTTGTAATATCTCTACAATATCTATAGCATGTGTTATACACGATAAGATTTGAATTTTCAACGTAATCTTTGTGTATAATCATATTGGCGAGCGTATTTGTAATAATTTCGTTATTATTTACAATTGCCTCGCCAATTTTTGTCATCATGTCACGTGTAGATAATCTGTTAAATTGATCATTTAATACAGTCGAAACAGATTCATACAACTGA